ATCTCGCGCATCACCTTGTAGATCCATTCGTAATGTCTGGCGAAAGGTATCCAGCACGATGAGCAGGTTCGCGTACGTGATACCGTACGTGTTGCACCATCCTTCGACAGCACTGGCGCACGCTTCATGCCTATCACTTCTGCATCCTGCCGAATCATCATGCACTGGCTTGGTGTAAGCACATAGCGATCTACGGATGCGGTTAATACTTTTTGTTTGAATGTTTCGATCATAGTATGTGCTCCTTTAGGTATTCAATTAACTTTGCCACAATAAAAATCCCAGCGCATACAATGGACACCATGACTGCAAATAGGAATGCCAGCCAAGTAATAATCCAAACCATGTCTGCGATTGTCTCAAGCAATTGCATAATCATCGTCCTTTAATTTGCGTAGCAGCGTTCGATTGTCGATCCTTATTCCTGAAGCCCTGCACCACCAAGCAACAGTGCCGTTCTTAAAGTCCTTAAGTAAATTCTGCACCTCGTGCATATTCTTATATTCAAGAGCATCGTTGAGAGGCACGCCGTGATGATCCCGCACAATCTTCATGCCTTCCACCATCCCCCGCTTGCGGAGCATTCGCAGGTCACGGATCGCCTGTAACGCAACCTCGCCAGCCAACTGCTGCAGTCTTTCGTCGTAGTCTCCTTTGGTTAAATGCGTTGATCTCATTTGCGTTTGCGTTGTGCCTTATGCCATTTCGCATAATCGTTCCATTCCTGACAAGCTAAATCTGCTTCTTCTTGTGAATCGAATAAATCAGTGAGTGGCGGAAATCCCTTTGGCGGCCTTGACCCCCACAGGCGAGGACCAATCACATTGCCAGCCATCGTATGAAGTCGGAACTTTCCGCACTCCTCGACGACTTTAATCTCGGTCATCGTCCCAGCTCGACTAGCTTTGCGTCGTCAGCTTTGATCTGCTCGGCCAGCTTAACCAGATCGTTCGACTGCCCAGCGTAGTGAATGCAGAATGCGTCCTTGTGCCGATCCAAACCAAAATGCGACTCAACGCTGGTCATGCAGTTGTAGGCTGGGTCAAGATTATCCAGCGGGACATTCCACAGATGAATCATTATGTTCATCCAGGTCTGCTCGGCAAAGTGGTTAGGAAGCAAGCCAAGCGGAGGCATTGAAAGCACGCCAACAGCCTTGGATGAGATTACAAACACGCCAGTGTTGACATAGAATCTCGGATCAATCCTAGCCCCAAAAGCACTGGCAAGCTTGCCCATCTCATACTTGCGATCAAGGAAAGCACCCTCATCGAATGCGGAAAACATTTCCACTTCAGCACCAATTTCATCGCAGTCGTTGGCAATCAAAACATCGCAGTCAACAAACGTGATCTGCTCGTAGCCTTTTGTGGCCATGATGTTACCGATTGCTGATTTACTGTACTGCACTGGCTCGACCAACGGCTTCTCCAATGCCATGAAATCAATCTTGTGACGCTTGCAGTAAGCCTCCATCCTCGGCTGCGTAAGCTCTAGTATCTTCTTCCAATCATCACCGAACGCCTGCGTTACTAATCCTTTTTTCATTTGTCGTTACAGTCGTAGTCTTCCCAGGTGTATTTCCAGCAAGCTTCGACTGCTTCATCTCGAGTTTGGTAAGTATCGAAGTGAGACCAATCCTCTTCTCTGCCTTCACCAGCCTCATCAATGTAAACAGCCCACTCTGGCTTTCCGTCTTCGTCAAATTCCTTTTTAATCCATCTCATAGTCTTGGTACTTCCTTTCTTATTTGAGCTAACACGAACAGCGACCTTACAAGCGCACGCTCCAAGTGGTCAATACTTGTTTCTCCGTTGACATCTGGACAAAACGTTGATTTGTGCAGTTGCATCTGTGCTGTGGCTAGGTGGCGAATCGCTCTGGCAATATGGTAATCGTGAGTAGGCCGATCCTTCTCCAACCAATCGCCGTAGGCTGACTTATCCGACCCCTTCCCCATCACGCGCCAGACTATCTCCTGCGCAGCATTGCCCATCTCTTGGATTGTAGGTGCGGTCATTTTGCTAAACTCCTATAGAATTGATCGAGTAACGACTCTAGCCATAAGACATCTGCTGGATCGATCACAACTTCATCCCAGGAGGCGTGTAGCCCTTTACCCAAGCCCACACTTTCTGCATCGCACAGAAGGCAATGCCAGCTTGGTATAGCTCGTCTTCATCCCAGACCTTCGTTGTCAGCTTGGTAGCATCATTAGACGCTAGGACCACCGACACGCAGGCACACTTTGGGTTTTCGCTTGCTGACCTATAAGCCCACAATTGGGCAATATCAGTCTCGAAAAACGGCGCATAACGCGGGTTGACCTTGCGGTTCTTTAGATCAATGATTGCATCGCCAACGTCTTTCAGCTTGACGTAGGCATCGCACCTTCCAGCGTAACCAGCACCGACCAAAGCTTTCTCGCACCAATAGGTTTTCTCGATGTTTGCATCTGACCATTCTTTGAATGTCTTGATATACGGAGCAAGTTTTTCATCTCTGGATACAGGTCTTCCAAGTAAGATGTTCTCCATGCATTCGTGCATAAGGCTCCCATGCTCTGCCGCTTTCTTCGTTGACTCTCGCGAGTCCTTGACAATCCTTTTGGCGTACTCTTCAAGTGTTTCATTTTCCTCCTTTGGCAATGTAAGCGACGACATAATTGCCTGTTCAATTTTCCAATTCGTGAGTTGAGGCTTATCCATGATTCCCAAAATTGACGTAACACTTGGATAAAGTCCAAGCTTCCTCGCATCTGCCACAGTAGTATTACGCTCATTCCCATTCTTCCCTAGAATAACATGGGCAGATCGCCCCTCGGCATCGTACCAATGACCGCTGCTTTCAACAGCAACAAGTTTGGAACTAGCCGAGGAGCTATCAAACTTACTTGTAATAGTAAGTGCCATATAACCTAGAACGGCATTGCGTTGCCGTTTTCGTCAAGCTCGACTTTGGTAGTCGTAGGCTTTCCTGCGGCAGTCGCAAACTCCTTGGATGCGCGGATCTTCTCCTGCAACCAGTCTGGCATATCGTTGAACTGGCCACCCTCGCCCTGCTCGATCTCGTAGTAGAGTTGTTCGTTAGCAGTCTTGGCTGGAGCAGTCATGCCTTTGGGAAGCTTAGAAGCACCTGCGATGGCGCAGTATTGCCGACCTTGCTGGCTGATCTTGTGGATCAGCGTCAGCATAGCTGGCTTGCCCAAGAGGTTCTTTAGGCTGAAGGATTGCAGTTCCTTGGCCGTGAAGGTTTGACCCCTCCACTGCTCAAGCAGTTTTCGCAAGCTGGCTTTCTCGCCAAGGCTGCGGGTCTGCTCGATGGAAACGACCATAGGCTTTTGCACCTTGGTCGCTTTACCCTTCTCCTCTACCTCGTACTCATCGGTCTGATCGGGCAACTCAAAGGTTAGGCGAACTTTTGGAGTCCACTTCTCCTGGTTATCCCAGTTTGTCTTCTGGTGGCCTAGATCGACCAACGAGTAAAGAACGCCAACAGTCGCTCCAGCTTCGGGCAACTTGCGTTCTGATTTTTGCGATTCACTTAATGTTAGTGCCATGTTATTTCTCCTTTATTTATTTGGGTTTTGTATTGGTTGTATGTATTTGGGGGTAAGTTGGTCTGGGCTGTGCACCCAAAAGCCAGCACCGACTGATGAATTGGTGAACTGGCTTGGAACATATTCAATTTTCACATTTGCAGGTGCAATCTGTCGAGCTAATTCGCACACGCTGTCGGCGGTCAGTATGACTAACCACTCTTTGCGTCCATTACGCCGAAAGAATACCGCTGGGATCTTGCCTTCTGGACAATCTTTCTTTGCCTGCTCCATCCACTCTTCGGGTTTTAATGCTTGGCAACGCTTGCCTTCAATGTGGAAAGGAAAGTTCTCGCAAACTACATCCCCGCTGCCACCCTCTGGATTGCCTGCGTATTGGGCGGTTCTTCTGGCCTTCTGCCAGCCCTGTTCCCGCAGGTAGTTTGCTAACTCACGCTCTCCTGCTGCACCCTTCGCTCGACTATTGATTTTGCCCATTCATCGGGTTTAGCTGTCAACCCATGATGGTGTCGAGATATATTTTAATCTATCTTAATTGCGCCAAGTCTTATTAGCTTTGCTAATATCCTCATTAAATCGTCTAATCATTGCTATCATGGTTAGTTTCTCGACGATCTTCTTGTTCTTCTTTACCCAAGCCACGGCTTCATCGAAGGATTGCGCATCTTTCAACCCATCCTCAAATTTTGCCCACGCCTCCTTCTCGGTCATAGGTTCTGAAATACACGCCAGCCTTGACCTGTCGATGGGCAAAGCAAAGTTGTGACGCTCTTACAACGTGCAATTGGCAACAGCCAGAAAACATCATCATGCATTCCCCAGCAAGCCACATAATCCACCCCTGTAATCAGCTTCTTTGGTGCATTGTATCCAGACCCGCAAGACGTGGTGAAACGATACCTACTCCTACCAGGCTCGACGTTCTGTGCTGCCTTGACTTGGATGCGATGAAACTTGCCACCCTTTTCAGCCACAAGATCGTACCCAGAAAAGTCTTCCAGCGGGGCAAGCACATTGTAGCCACACCGCAAAAGCGAGCTTACTACTCTTGAAACACCAACCGCCCCAATCTGCCGTGGTGATAATTTTATTTTCATGCTTGACGGCTTTCGGTTTGTCCTAGAGACTTTTCCCAATGAAAGCAATAATAACTATGACATTGACGGCGATGCTGATGGCATCGGGATGGGCAGATGATGAAACCGAGATGAACGATTTTGTTGGCGGAGTCTATCGTGGCGGCGGGAATGTTCATAGGGCTGGAAGCGTAATTATGACTGAAGACGGATTGATATTTAAATCTGGAAGCAGATTCATTTATCAAAATGGACAAGAATGTCAGCACGTTGGGTCAACATATCTTCGCGAGGATAATAGTGTTGTTGTTCGCGCTGGTAGTGCATTTGTGTCAAATGAAGGTTTAACTGAAAAAGTTGGGTTTTGCTATATTGGTCCAGTTAATTCATTTACTGCTGGATCAACCACAGTAAGACAGGGCTGGGCAAGCCGTTAACCCTGCCCAAAGGTTGACAATCTATTTCTAATCCTAGCCTCTAGGCCAGGAATGAACTTCTTTCTGGCTGGGTTGCGTTCAGCCATAT